TTACTGACTGATTTTGCCGCCACGGATCCACCGCGTAACGATCTCGAGTAGGAGATCAGAGATCCACATCGCACATGCGCCAACAACAAATGCGGTGGCATTGGTTGCGGCAATCGGCTCTTCAGGCAGAGGCCAGTTTATTGCGCGGAGGTAGTGCAGCACTGGCATGGTGAGATACGCCGCCGCCAAGGCACCACAGATGGGCGAGGCGATCATTTCCTTGGCTGTGTACCGGCGACGCGACAAACCGCGCAGGATGCCGCCAGAAAGGCCTGCAACGAATATTCCGAGCTTGATACCGATGGCATCTAGAAATTCATTGAACGACATCGATGGATCCTATTTCCGGCAAGCGCGATCTTTGTCGCACTGGATGTTATGTGCGGCGACTTCATTCGCGAACGGTCGATCGTTCTTGACTATGAAGGCGCGTGTCTGTGCGCTCGGGAAAAGCTTTTCATAGCCTGCGCCATCACTGGCACTCGTCGTCGCGGTACAGCCCGCCAAGAACGCCACACACGCCAGCGTCATCCAGCTTTCGAACCTTATCATTGATCTTCCCCCTGTTGTCAGTCCGGTTGATTGTGTGCGTCTGCGATGCAGCTTTTTCCTTTTCGCCTCGATCGGACCAACCCTTCATGTAGATGAAAGCGCCAATTGCGATGATCGAGGCGACGAGAACGAACGCCGCCCAATGCTTGCGCAGGAAGGCAAAAGCGAGCGCGGCCATTATCCTTGCTCCGCTGTCTGTCGTGACTTCCAGACGCCGTACAGGGCATAAGCGGCCAGACAGACGCCGATCAGCGCCGAAGCTGCTAAGAGACCGGATGAGATGCTATCGGCGATTTTCAGCCCCATTCCGGCAAGATATGATGCTGTCTCGCCGATCTGCTCGCGGATCGACAGGATGATCGCGATTGCGCCGCCACCCTTCACAGCATTTTTGACGGCGGGAACCGAAGCGGGAGATTGTGCACCAGGCTGATCATCGGGCGCCAGTTGAAGCGACTTCAAAGCCTGTTGCGTTTTCGGACCGACGACGCCATCCACCTCGAGGCCGTGATCTTCCTGGAATTCCTTGACGGCTTGTCTGGTGGCAGGACCGAAGTCACCGTCGACGGAGATCGAATATCCGCTGCGCTGAAGCAATGTTTGGAGCTCGCGCACAGCAGCACCGGAAGATCCAGATCTCAACATGCCAGAAGCCGGCGAGATCTGTTGCATGCCGCCATAGCGGCCATAAGCTGCCGCCATCTTTGTGTCGTACTTATTGCCCCGGTATCGTGGGCCATTATAGATCCGCGCAAAACCAGCCCAGTCCTGACGCTTGAGTTCATCGATAAGCCCGGCACTTTCGATGAACCGGACCATCACTTCAACCTGGCTGCGCAGTCCCGACATGATGAAGGTGTGAAACTCACTCGCGGAACCGAACCCGAGTTTCTGCCAGTGGACGCCCATCACCTGTCCGACACCCCAGCTACACGACATGATCGCAGCTTCTTTGTCGATGTCGCACATACGCTGAAACATGCGATATCGATCCAGTTGGCTTTTCGGGTTTTTTACCGCGCCTGCTTTTGGCGATGCCAGTCCGGCTTTGCGTGCCTGTTTCTGCTTGGAAGCAGGGACGAGCCGATCAAAATAATGCCCCTCGATACGGATCACGGGGACATTACGACCGTCAACCTTGGCATAGGCGATGCCGTTACTCTCCACCTCGACAACGGCGGCAAGAGCCTCGGGAGAAATGCCGCGAGGCTTGGCAACACTGGCTATGGTGGAAAATGTCTTGTCGTCGAACATGATCGGCTCCTACTTGATGGAGCCGATTTTAGTTTTTGGTTGGTGCGGTAAACCTTGAGCGCTATTCGGCTGGTGCTAATTTAAAAGCATCTTTTCTATTGAAACGCTGCGCGATCTTTTTGCCCTTCTCGTCGAATGGAGCCTCAATAGCGACATGAAGGAGCCACGCAAGCATTAGAATTCCTGCTGTGACTGCCGGAATAATAATCGATGAAGGAAATCCAATATCGCCAAGAATGCGAAAGGCAACGTAACCGGTTACGCCATGCACTGTATAGAGAGGATAACTTATCCTCGAGAAAAAGCGGGTGACGGTGTTGCTATGGAAAATGTTTTGGAAGCGGGCTGCGAAAGCAAAAACGATAACCGCTAAGCCATAGTTCCACGAAAGGATTATGCTCTCATAATAAGGGCTTACATAAATAAGCGACATGAACGCAACGAAAAGAAATAAGACTATTAGAGATGCTGATCGTTTACGTAATTGGCCGATATGAACGAAATGAAATGCGACGCCAACAAACATATAAACTAAGTGTGGGGCAGAAAATACTACAATATTAATAATTCTGTATGTAAAGCCTGTAAGCTGAGGTGCAGTGTATATGAGCATATTCGACAACAACGCAAACGCAGCTATAATTACTGGAAGAAGAAATACGCGAACTGATCTAGATCTAAACCAAATCGCGCCCATTGCACAAATCAAGTAGAATTTTACTTCTATCTCGAGGGTCCAAATGATCCCATCGATGTTTTGCGTTCCAAACAGGTCCCGCGTTCCAGGAATATAGTGGGTCAAAATATCAAAGATGGAGAAGGGCCAATCAACCCCAAAATATCGGCCAACTAAAAAGATGGAGGATAGAGTAATACTAAATCCGACGACATAAAGCGGAACAATTCTGAAAAAGCGTCCAACAAGGAACGCCTGCCAACTACGATTCTTTAGAGAAAAAGGAATAACGAAGCCACTTACGATGAAGAAAAGAGCTACACCGAATGCACCCCAGTTAAAATGGGGTACCGAGTGAAGCCACAAAAGATATCCCGGAAACGGCTCCTCCGCTAAGGTTGCCGCAGGCGCATGGATGAGGGCGGCAACAGCGCCTTTGTCACCCCAATATACGCCGTAATAATGTGCCACCAGAACGCACAACGCAGCAATTCCTCTAAGGGTATCCGCGTACTCGATCTTTCCTTGCGATTGACTAGTCATAACTGGTTAATCGCATGAAGGACGGTTATTGTGAAGTCTATATTGTTGCAGCTCCAATGGTATTTGCGGTCAGAACTCCTGCGTTATTGTGGTAGAAAACCGATGCTGACGCAGATCCGACCTGTGTAAGCGTACCGGCAGTATTACCGGAAAGCTGAAGGCCGACGTTTATGTTTCTGTTGCAGTTGCCACTCTCAAACAGACCGAAGCCGGTATTGTCCTTTGAGTAGCCGCCCATGAATTTACAATCCGAGCTATTAACGAGAATGATGCCAGTTCCTGTATGATGTTCGGATTCTATACCATTGAAGACGATATCAGAGCATCCAGTCAATGAAACACCATGAGCACCAGCTGCCGCGCCAGTTTCCCCTTTTGTGCCGCGCAGCTTTGTATTGGTGAACAATGATTTAGTTACATTCACCAAAGTCAGCGCTTGACCGAGGTTTCCGTAGAGACACGTGTTCGTTGCTTGAATGTTGAAGATGTTACTAATCTGTAGTGCGGGACCACGTGTGGTATCGATGAGGACGCGTGTTAACCAAACAGACGCACCGCCATCACCACTCCCCGCGATCACAATTCCTATAGCATTTGGCTGGTATTGGACCGTAGGTAGGCTTGCAGCGATTGGCCCTACAACGTCAAATTTTTCAAGTTCGAGGCCAATAAGATCTTCAAATCGGGCTCCCTCCCAAGTGACCTGCGCAGTATTATAGCCGTGATCTATCTTTATATCGCGGAATGTGAAGAACCCTCTAGATCGCTTACTGTAAATTTGCCGTCCCCGCGTCAGATAACAGATGCAATCTGTGAACTGCATATCGACGACGAAGTTTGTTGCGTGAGCTTCCTCTCCGTAGAACTCCCCGCAATTGCGGCCGTCAACATTGAAGACCCGTAAGCCATAAACCACGCGTGATGCTGTACCCATGCGGATAGCAGTTGTTGAAACTGGCGAAGACGACAGGTCAAAAACAAAGTTTTGAATGTATGAGTATTCGTTCAGAACGCTCGGGCTTTCTGCCATGTAACAAGTTACGCGCACGCCACAAGTTGCGCTCGCCGGTGTTTTCCATACAGGTTTCAACTCTCCGACAAGTTTCTTATTGGTACCAAGATTGATTTCGCCAGCAACGAAACCGGTTGCAGTGTATGGCACAAAGGCAATGCCACAAACGTTCAATGCGCCTTGAATTGCGGGGCTGTCGTTCGCGATACCGTCAAGCTTCGCACCAAACGCTCTAACACTAGGTGCGACGGCTGGCGCATACACTCGCTCCCAAAAATAGCCAGACGTATTGCTAAGGACATAAATTCCCTCTTGTGCATCGACGACGGGAGGAGAACCATTCTTAAGAATGAAGGTTCCTTCACGACCAGCCTCATACAAATAAACCGAAGGAAAAATTACTGGTATGGCTTTCAACAAAGTCCGCGTCGAAACAGAAATAATCGCATTTCTAAACTCATAACCGGATCCGTCACTTTTTACTGTCAAAACATTACCCGCTTTGCCCGGATCCATAGCGGGTAAATTGATTGAAGCCGCTGCGGCTTTTGCCTCTTCAGCCGCCTGTTGAGCAGCTTCCGCGTTGGCTTCGGCATCAGCAATTTCTTGCGCTGAAGGCCCGTTCACGATGTGCCAGAACAGCCCGTCCTGCCGCCACATGAGGACGCGGCCATCTTCCGGGGTTTCTATAATTCCAAACGAGACACCGAAATCGAATTTTAGCGAGCGATCGATATCCCGCTGCTGTTCCTGCTGGATGATACGATTGCGGTCGAGTTCATCATCGATCAGCTTGGAGGAAAAGCGACCGTCGCGAACGACAGATGACATGCGGTCGAGGATGGCGCGACCGACAGTCGCGATGATATCGCCGTCATTTCGGCCAGTGTTGAAAGTGACAGAACCGCCTTCAGGTTGTCCCGCTCCGACAATAGAATAAAGCGTAGGGCTGATTTCCGTGTAGATCCCGTCGGCATACAGGAAGATGGCGATGTCTTCATTCTGCTGGAATGGAAACTTGATCGAAAACAGCTTTTGCCCGGCGCTGGCAGTGTAGCGGCGAAAGCGTGGATCTGGCTCGATCGGAAGAACTGCGCTCATGGAAATCCCCTGCGTTGATACAAGCCGATCATCGCAGGGGCACACTCTGGTCAACCGTCAGGGAACCAAGGCGGGTTTCTTCTTTCGAGGGCGCTTCATGCCTTCCAGCGCAAGGCCGCCAGCTTTTACTTCTGCAACGAGATCGCCGACGAATGCAGCAGATCCTTCCTCGAGCGCGCGATCCCGCGCTTCCGGCCAAGCTGAATTGGTGGCTTCAGCAGTCCATACCTTTTTATTGGCGTATGCATCGCCTAGGCGTTCCGCGATGCCCGGATTGATCGCAAAGAGCTCGCGGTAAAAGCCATCTTCTGAAATGGTTTCCCGTTGCGCCCAGCCTTCAACGCCAGTTTCCTTCAGGGAATTTCGGGCCAATGCCATTGAGAGCGAAGACAGAACATCATCGGCGGCGGTTCGCTCTGCCGGTGTAACCACAATCGGATCGCCATCGTGGTCGACGAGTTTCCCCGCTGCCATTTCACGACGAACCATGCCGATCGCCTGGACTGCATTACGAGCTCGCACCATGGGATGAAGACGCCGGGCATCGGCGTCAAGGCTGGAAACCGCGACGTAGGCTTTTGATACCTTGTCGAGCTTCGCGAAATAGTCAGCGGCCCCGGCCTCGTCGCCAGCTTCGACCATTGCTTGCCAGCTTTTCGCTTTGCCCTCGAGGGTTCCTTCACGCTGACCGGCCATCTTCCAGAACATGGTCGATGACTGTGCACCGCGCGCCGCATCCTTGATAAAGCGCCGCGAGATCGGCGCATCATCCCATGCAAAGCCCGGCGCATCTGGCTGCGCGAGGTCATAGAGCGAAAGCGCATTGCGGCCCCACGATCCTAGGTGAGCGGTAATGAGATGATCTATAACGACAGGCGGTTCATTGAATATCCTGCCTAGCTGCTTGGAAAGCGCACTTGTCCGCGAAGTGTACTGCAGAAACGGTTCCATTCCTTGCAGCTGGTCCGGAACGATCGGAGCGCCAGTGAAAAAATCGCTGTTCGATTTGAGCTCGAAATAGCTTTTGATCAGCGGATTGCCTTCCATGATCGATGGCGGAATGATCGTTTCATAAAGGCTATCTCCCCATCGATGGAGGGCGCGAGGATCCTTCGACGCCCACATATCGTAGATCGCTTCACCAAGATTGACTGCCGCAGCCATTTCGAAGGGCTTGGGAATAGCTGTCCACTTGTCGCCAGTCTTGATCATCCAGTGCGTCGCTCGGGTCGTTTCCGATATTTCGTCATGATCCTCATGGCGGCTCATGAGTGAATAAAGCGACACGGATCCAACAACGAGCGCACCGAGACGAGCCCAAGTTTTGACCGCCGTCGACATGGCTAGCTGATCTTCGGCGGTGACGTTCATGCCGAGAACCTTCTTTGCAAGCGGTGCGATCATGTGGCGCGTCGCCTTATCCAGCCCTTGCATGGAGGCATTGAGAAACGGAGTGACGCGGGAAAGCGCAGCCATTCCAGAGCCGCGCCGATCAAAGTCCATATAATCACGGGCTCGCCAAGATGCCTCGAGCAAGGCCTCATAATCATCGAGGCCGCGCTTTTTGGCTTCATCCTTGAACGTCCGGAACAGACCAACGCGGGTTGCGGTTTCAGCAATTTCCGCAGTTTCCAACACGCCACGAAACGATGAAAGACGATTGGCTACCCATCCCCGACGCTTCAGGCCGTCGATATCGCGCCGAGCCATGACTTCCGACAGGGAAGCTGTTTCAGCACCGCCAGAGATCCCGAACATGCGGGAATAGGATTTGGCGACATCACTGCCGATAATGTCGTCAGTTGCGCCCTGGAGCGTAGCGCCGACGCGGCGAAGCGGCTTTCCGTACATTACAGCGGCCATGAACTGATCGCGCACAAAGTTCGCGGCTATGAACTCCGGTGACAAGGTGATGCCGGCGCGAAGCAAGCGAGCAGGTATTGCCACCAGATCCAGCCAGAAATTCTTTTCTGTCCGGCTCATCATGGTGAGAGCGCGATACATGTCATGCCCGAATTTTCCGTCAGCCAGGCGGAGCGCCTTCAGATCGCCTCCGTCGCGGAAGAAGACAATAGGTTCGCCCTTTTCATTAATGATGGCCGGACGGAAGACGGCGGCTTTTTCCGAGCCGACTGCGCTTTCAACAGCGTCGCGCAACACTGTAATATCCGCTTCGCTCAAACCGGCGTTCTTCGCCGCAGATTGAACAGCCTCAATAGGATCGACCATATTGGCACGAAGCTCTTTCGCCGGGACGATCTCGGCGATTGCACCGCCACCGGGACCGGCATTGAGAGCGAGCCGGTGAAGGGACTTCACGACGTCGTTCCGCGCGATCGTCATGCTGGTTTCGTAGGCATCGGCAGCAAGGCTTTCGAGCGGATTGATAACGTCGCGCTTGGATCCCTTGAAGCGCTTTGCAAGTCCGCCCTTCGTCGAGCCACCGCGCCCGGATTTCTTACCGCCAGCCTTCACTTCGCTATCAGCTGAAAAATCGCGCAGGCCGGGAACATAATCCTTGATCAGATTGCCGCGTTCGAACGTCTCCAGGTCAATCAGACCGGCATCATATTTCTTTTTCCATAGCGCCCGGCTGAATTCGTGGACCTTGGCGGCAGCTGAAGCAAATGCTGGAAACTGCTTTTCGAGCTCGGCGACGTTGGCCTCATGATCGGCGCGAGTGAGCTTGTCCGGAGGATTTGGAATTTCACCATTGCGATATCGTTCCCATTCCCCGAGGGCACGGCGCGACCAGAGATAGGAGCCAAAATCCGCGACCCGTTCTTCATCCCATCCCGATAGCGCATTCGGCTTTCCGGTTGCTTCGACGATGGCGTCACGCAGGGAAGGGCTTTCCGGATTGATGCCACGGTAGGGCGCGACACCGTACATCACATCCATATGTCCGGCAGCATAGGCACCGCGCGACATACGAGCGAGCTTATACGGATCCGACGAGGTGTTGATGTTGAGCGCCTTGCCGGTATTAGCCAGGTGCAGATCCTTGAGGTAGGAAACCGCTTGATTGACGGGATTGAGATCATCGAAGGTGAAGGTGTACATGCGCTGAAGCACGTCAACAATCGTTCCGCCAAAGCCGCCCTTTTTCAATTCTTTCCGGGCAGACTTGAGCCAACCATCCTTTTTCGATGAAACGATCATGGAACGTACGGCCACCGTGCTTGGCGCTGTCAGAAACTTGTCCCAGGCATCGGTGGCATCGTCCACGGCCTTCGCCATGTCAGGAGCCTTTTCCTGTAAAAGCTTGCCAAATTTTTCGGCGAGATCCGGCAGGCTCTTTTTGAGATATTCCCGGTTTGTGATCCAGAGCCGAAAGAACTCGGCAAAGCCTTCATAGTCTCGACCGGCCACCGGATCATAATCGAGAACGGAAAGAGCCTTTGAATTTTGCTTGATGAAGCCCTTCACATCGGGAATATGCGCATCAATATGGTGACCGTACTCATGCGTGAGCGTATCGAAGTCGTCGAGGGAGCGAACCCGGACAACACTGTCGCGGTTATCAAATGTTCCAAGTACACGTTTCCCTCCAGCAATACGGCCTTGCCGGGTCGCGGTGATATCAAGTGCCTTCGCCAGCGCATCCGCCGTTTCACGAACACGCTGGATATGCGTGGCAGCGCTCTGGATCTGCGCCGCCATTTCTGTTGATCTTGTGCGCTGCGCCCTCAGACCAGCTGAAGGCGAGGACATGAGGAAATCACCTACATCCTTCGCGGCTGTCGCGATCGGCGTTTCCTCAACCTTGAACGCAGGCTTCGCTTCAGGTGCCGATCGAGCAGCAGCGCCATCTATGCGTGGTGCCGGATCAGCAATAAGTGCAGCCTCGCGCGGCGGTTCGATATTTCGTGCCGGAGTGAATTTCTCGACACCGCGTGCTTCAGCGGCTTGATCGGAAAGGCGCTCTCCGATCGTGTCAGGGGCAACTCTCGCAGGCTGCGCCTCGATGCCATCACCAGGCGCGATACGAGGCGCGGTTTCAACGGAAGCATCGCCCGATCGGGCGGGGACGGGTTCCGCTGCGGGTACGCTATCCAAGCGAGGAGGAGAAGCTTCGATGACAGGTGCGGCAGGATCGGGAGGAGGCGCTATCTGTGCGGCAACGTCCGAGGTGTTTGTGTTAGGCGACGGCGCATCATCGTCGAGCGCGTCGAAGAAATTGGCACCTTTGCCGGTTTCGACGCGAGCCGCTTCAGTGTCCGGCGTTGAGGATCTAAAGCGTTCGACCGCCCGCCCACCAACATGCCCCAGACCGCCCGCTGCGCCACCGATACCGGCACCAAGAAGAACGCTTATGGCATACCGTTGCGGATCGAACTTTTCCGCGTTTCCCCCAGCAATATCAATTCCTTGGATCGCCGCATCGGTGACAGCGTTCATTGCGGCCGCATCAACGGCGCCGGAGAAGATCTTCGCCCAAAGTCCGGTAACACCGACTTTGCCGGCAACCAGGATCTTTTCGCCGAGACCGATGGGGATGAAGTTCTCAGGGCTCGCGGCGGTGCCTGCGATTTGACCGGCAAGAGCCGTCGTTCCCTCGAGGAAGCTTTGCCATTCGGGATATGCTTCATAATTGCGATCGAAACGAGCGCGATCTGCCTGACGGCTTTCGGTCGATGCATCGTATGTCGCGCCGAGAATTGTATTGTAGCGGTTGCCCGCTTCGAAATTCAGCTTGAAACGATCGACGAGCCCCGGATCCGGCGCAGCTGATAGAGTGTCGTCAGTTTCATCAAACTGATCAAAATAATTCGGGGCCATGGCTCACCTCGCAGATTTTCACGAGATGAGCGTAATTGGTGGGGAATTAGGTCAACTCTTAGCTGCCGCCGCGATATTGTCTGGCTTGAGCACTATGAAGAGTTTGCGCGTAGGCATCGGCCTCTTTGGCGGATTTGAATTTGCCCAGGTGCTTTCCGGTGGAACGATATAGCTCGACTGCGCCCTCATCGGTGAGAACTGTGCCGCTTGGAGAAATAGTGGGAATAAGCACTTCGACGCCATCCTCATTGATCGACATGGATCTTACGGTGCTTATGCTGCCGTCATCGTTTTTCACGACAGGACGGTTATTCAGATCGATATTTCCGGTTTCCACCAAACCAGCCGGAGTTCGATAGTTCTTGTCCGGATCTTCCCATGCGGGAGCGGATCGACCAAGGATCTGCAAGGATGCACCGGGGCCAAATTTCTGATCAAACTCCGCAGCTTTTTCAGGTTGCGAAATCAGCGCCTGGCGCTGCTTATAGTTCGGCAGCGGGAAGGCATCGCTGGCGATCGGCGCTCCGGCAGCGTCCGCCGCGTCGGTTTCGCTTATAACCTGACCCTGCCGCTTGTCCGCAGTCGTAGGTCCTTGATTTTTCATTAGTCGCCGGAAATAACCAGCACCAAGGCCAGCCATTTCTTTGCTGACACCCTGCGAAGCGAGCATCTGCGAAACAACCTGGTCGGCATACGGACCATAGGTTTGCTGGATCTGTGTAACGGTATCCATCATTGTTTGCGAAGCGAGCCTTGGATCAGCCTGCGCAGAAACGGGGCGAGCAAGACTGCGCGCTTCGTCGGCAGTCAAAGGCGACTGCTCGAAATCGGAAATGCCAATAGCTTTCTGTGCATTGATACGGGCTGCAACAAGAGATTGCATCGATGCCGGATCTTGAGGATCTGCTGCATCTGCCGCCGCCTGGACTTCAGGAAATGCCTTCTGGACAGACAGCGCCGGATCTGCCGAGCGTTCCTTTATGACAGCCGCCGCTTGCTTCTGTGCTGCTGTATAGATTTCCAGATCTTCCGCATAACCCGGTGTGCCGGGTTTCGGTTCAATCATGGCGAGGCGTTCCGCGATATCGGTTGCAGACTGCGTGTTCATGCCGTTCGTGGCGTCGAAAACGCGGCCTGCAAATTCCCTCTTTTCCTGCCATTTCTGCAACCCGTCATCGCCGAGCAGGGATTGCACGCGCTCTGGCGTTAAGTCTGTGGTCGTAGGATCCAGACCTTTACCGGTAGCAGAAACGCTGGCGATATCGTCGTCGATCAGCGAACCGAGCTTTGCGGCTTCGACCTTGTTTTGAGCACGGGCAATGTTTTTCTGCTCAAGTGCATCGCGGCGAAGCGTGTCCGACAAGGATTTGACCGTAGCAAAGGGTAGGGCAGCGAGAGGGCCTTTGCCTTCCTTCCAGTCATCGAGCAGGCCAAGCGAATATTGCTCTTTCTGATCTGGCGTTGAAAGAGCATCATAAACGCCCTGAATACGACCCCGAGCTGCCGTAGTGGCTATCTCGATCTTGGCTTTTTCACCTTGAGCTGGCGTGAGTGTACCGGATCTTACGGCGCCATCGATCGACAGCTGAGTGGCGCGAACCTGCTCTGAAAGGATTTCGTCACCTTTCGGGTTTGCACCGAGCACTTGCGCCTGACGTTCTATATCAATCTGACGTGCAGAAAGCCCAGCGGCATAGTCCGCCTCTTGCTGCTGACGAAGTTGGGTTTCATGCCGAGCGGCGATATTCTGCCGATAGGCTTCTGTGCGCTGCTGGAAAGCCTTGTCGAAGGTTTCCTGCATCTGCGGATCTTCGATTTCTTTCAGGTAGGTTTCCCGGATCTGTTCAGACGCCGCCTGAAATCCTGCCGGATCGTCCTGGAATTGCTGCTGCGCATTATAAAGGTCGGTTGAGAGACCGGCCTGCATACGCCACGCGACAGAGGACATCGCCGCGTCGTCGAAGGCTTCGCCGCGAATAGTGCCGTCACGGCGCAAGGCAAGAGGTTTTGTGTCGAGTACCGGGGCCTGATAGGTATTCGCTTTCGCTTCGGATGCAGCGGAAGGAGCCTGCCCGAGGGCCGACAAGAATTTTTTGCCGTATGAACCGACATCGGTGCCGAGTACGTCTTTTCGATTGGTTTTCCCTACACCACCCGGACCGGCAAACCACGCTTGCGCTGCGCCTTCAGCGCCATACTTCTGGACATATCCGCCGAATACATGATCGAAGACGGCATCCTGAATTGCAGGGCCTTTTTCCGGATCCATGAATTCTTGCGCGGAAACTGCCCTACCGAGCGCGGCTTTCGACCATGGACCAATATTGGCTTCCATGATCTGATATCTTCCAAGCGCTCGCCCCATCTTTGAATTTTGAGGCCCAACAGCGGCGTAGTCTCCGCTGCCCCTGCTTTCGATAGATGCAATGGCATCGCGGTAGCTGGAGTTGCCCGCGCTGCGGGCCTGTGTGGCTACGGCTCGAGCCTGAAGGTAGGCAGCACCGGAAGCTTGCCCTGCAGAAAGTCCCTCGGCTGCACCTTCACGCTGTGCGGCTCTGTCCGCGAGCTTCGAAAGCGCGCCAGAAAGGCTACCGGCAGCATCCGCGAGAACACGCGAAGCTTGTCCGGTATCGACCGCATACGAGGGCAGATCGGTGGAAATAAGAGCACTTCCGGAGAAGCGAGCAACTTCACCAGGTGAACGACGCTGCATGTTAGCCATTATCCGCGCTCCGCTACGCTAATGCCATATTGTGCGACTGGAACTAGAGCGCCGAGAAGAGCGCCGCCGCGTTCGGATCTGGCACGCTGGCGCAGTCCTTGCGCGCGCATACGATAAAGAGAACGTCGGAAATCGGTATCTTGCTGATCGATCGAGATTTCTGAAGCGGCTTGCTGTTTCGCGCGCGCGGCACTGTCGGCTGCTACGCCTTGCGTGAGATCGATACCTGCCGCCGAATATGCCACCTCGTTTTGTCCAAGTACGCGGGCGAGCTCACGGCGCATCTTGTTTTGACGTTGAACGCCTGCCAGCTGTTCTTGTCCGCTTTCAAGGTCTGCCTGGTCGGCTTGCTGGTTCGTCGCACGGGCAGCGGCAGCACCGGCACCAAGCCCACCAAGAACCTGTAATGCCGTCGAAAATCCCTGAAGCGCCGTCAACGCTCCCGAGCCTGCCGCCGTTGTGGTTGCAGCGGTAGCACCTGTTGCAGCGGCACCAGCTGACGAAAGGCCGAGACCGGCAGCGACTTTGCCTATGGCGGCGATGGCTAGTTCCAAGGTGACCTCCTATAATGCCGCTTCAACGGTAATCGCACGCACATTCAGTCTACCGGGTCGAACCTGAGAGATTGTCACATATGGCGCATCTGAATATCCGCGCAGGTTCCGGATCTTTATCGTGCCGGTCACGCCTTGCGAAAGCTCCGGCACATCGGCGAGCAGGCCATAGCGATAAAGATCAACGTCTTGCAATGGACCGCCATTGACGGAATAGGCAAGGCTTGTGCTGTCAAGCAGCGATACATGAATGCTGTGAATACGCGCCTTGCGCTTCAGAATGGTGTTCGGGCCGATATCGCGAGGAGGAGGCAGTGTCGAAACGATTGGCGGCTTCCACGTCCCGACTGTCGCTTTCAAAACCGGAATGGACAGCGTGAGGGTTCCGCCAACTATATTGAAAGGGCCGAAAACGTTCTGATCGCCAATGACCCAAACGGTGCGGCCATTGAAACGAGCAAGGCCGGTGATTGTTGTCTGGGGCGTCGGGAAGGTGAAATCCTGCGCCTCATCTAGCAACAGGCCACTTTCGAACCGTTCGAAATAGCGCGAGCCGTATCGTTCGGTTATGAATGATAGCTCGTTTCGACCATTTTTGCCGGTTGCCCGAAACAGGCCGTCAGTTCTCATGCGAGTGTAGGCAGTTACTTCCTGCTCTCTTAAGATCGTTGCGAGGCGCGCCTCGCCATCGGCACGAATGATGGCATGCAGATTTCCGTCCATCGAGGCGTTGGACCGGCGCACCGCCATATCGGTGATGTCGGTAAACAAGTGTGAAGCGAGGAGGGAAATATCTGTCGCAACGAAATTTCCCTCGACATCGGTATAGCGAAGCTCCCCGATCGTTGCGCCGTTGCGATGACACCAGATCGCAGCGCCCTCATTCTCGGCAACAGGTACACCGCGCTTGATGCCGTATCGCGATGACTGGACGTGATTGGGCGCGTCGGTTTTCGAGAGCGCGCGTTCCGCAATCCAGTATTCCGCCTGGCTGGTAAAGATCAGCAGATTGAGGGAAGGGACAATAGCCTCGATCTGTTCACCACCGGAGCTATCCATCGGAACAAGAAAAGGGCCATTGGCTTCGGTAAAGCGGTCATCATAATTGAAGTAGTCAGCACTCTTGGATGCCATCCACGCATTCGGCAGGGATTTGAAACCGCCGACGATAAGCCGCTGATTGTAGAACGTTCCGCATTGCGGCCACCCTCTGGCGTCCGATATGAGCGGCTCGCCGGGAGCAACGCCCGGTGTTTGTTTCACGGACAAGATCGCGGCATCGGCCTTGTTGATGATACGGGCACTCACTGCCCAGCCGTCGCCCTCGTTACCGGATCCGCTGAATGTGATGGTGATGATATCCTGCCCGGCCTCGACAACACTGATTCCGGCGCTGACATTCGGCAGATCCTCGACTGCTGTCTTGATGGCACCGGCAACGGAAGTCGCATTCGTGTAAAGGATGGATTGTGTTTCCTGCCCGGAGACAGTGACAACGAAAATACTAGTATTGTTCTCCAGACCGACAAATTCCATCCGCCAGACTGCCGGAACGCCATTCGTATAAACAGCGCCATAATCGTAGTTCGGAATGGTTTGATAGGGCAGATTATCGACAACAAAACCGGTATCCTTGAGGATAATGCGCTTGCTGCGCAGATCCCGATGAAAGAGCAAAAGCGTATCGAGGCGCTGTGCATACGTCATTGTAGAGATATAATTAGCCACACCTGCCACAGTGATCGTGCTCACGATCGACGTTTGTCCCCACGCTTGGCACTGGTCGCCCGCAAAAACGAGATCAAAGGAAGTTCCGTTCGAAGCATCGAAAGGAATGATCTTGGCTGCGTTCGCGGGGAGCGAACCGAGGCTGCGCAAGCCGTCACGCTGCCGAAAACCACCCTGCGGCGCGACAACGATATTTTCTGCATACTTCAGGCCGGTGCCAAAATATTTGAGAGTGGTGCGCTCCTCGAGGAGCGGATCATGCTCGCCAGACGTAAACGCTGTCTGCATGCGTCCAGGACGGCCTACCATGATCAAGACCTCCAGGCGCGTTCAAGCGGGTTTCGATGGACTGGCATTTTGCGGGGAGGGTTGGCAAAGCCATCTTCGTGAAGCGCAGTCCGGATTTGTCCGCCCCTGAAATTGTCGGACACAGATCCATAAGCTTCCTGATAGAGGCTTTCCATGGTGTTGCGGTCGGAGGCAATTGCAAATGCGAGGCGACCGGCCAGCGCTGAAATCGTGGCGGTGCGGAACGTAGCTGTCCAACGATGCGGATCCGGGCGAAACTTCACCATGGCGAAGAGCGGATCGTCGTCGGCATTAACCTGACCATTGGTGAGAATGAAATCATCATATCGCCGATCTGGATCCTTCGGATCATCGGTGAGAAATACCGGCAGGCCGGTATAAGGTCCGGGGATATCGAACACATAACGATAGCCGGTGAGTGGCTGAGCGTCGGAAATTCTGGTCAGCTGGCGGATCTCGCGGGCAAAAGCGAAGCCTGAAGGCTGAAGGCCGAGATTGAAATCGACAACCTCCTCATAAAGCAAAGCGGCGGATTGACCGCCGTTCAAATCTTCAGTCAGGCTTTGGACCGGCTCTTCGCCGATACGAGCGCAGGCGACGTTGACGATGTCGAGTACGGTCAGCAGTGCCATAAAATTCTCCCGATGATATCCCTCGCGGGCGCGTGAAAACCCGCGAGGGGCGACGCGAACGTCAGCTGTTAAGCGACGTTCTGCGCAGCGATCGTGACGACGGTGCTGGTGACGTTGGACACGATGTAGTTGCGGCGAACTGGAGTACCGTCGAGATCGAGCGTCATGTCGATGTGATCGCCCTTCTTGACCCGCTTCACCAGTGGATTGAAGTATCCAACCGTTTCGACGGCAGCCTGATCGTCGTTGGTGACGTAGCTGTGCTTGCTGAGATTTGCACCGGCGAGACCGCTCGGATTGAACATGAAGTCGTGGGTGCGAAACCCTTTTGCATCATAAGCCATTGAAGCTTTCCTCGATTGTTGGCGAAAAGGGATCCCGGCATTTCTGCCGGGATGGATTGTTAGACGACCACAATGTCGGAGTTGGTCGATGTGGTGAAACGCTTGATGCCCTTGCCCTCTTGGAGCGTGGAGGCAGCGCCCTTGCAGGTCATGTTGACGGTCCACCAGTTTTCGTAGTTGTCCCACTGGGTGATGACGCTGAGATCGGTGTTGTTACACCAGCCGTTTGCCGTCTTGTGCCAGATGAACAGATCCTGCTTGTTCGCCGCAGGCACCGGATACAGATCAAGCGGATCTTCTTCAGGGAAGAGGAACCAGTTGACGCCATTCCAGAAACGGGTGTCGGTTGCCTTCACAAACGGCAGATCGCTGCCGACATGATCGGATGAGTTGACGATCTTGTTTGCAAGAAGCTGGTTCCACTGAAGCGGGGGAAGGCCGCAATATACCTGCCCGTCCCATTTCACCTTGTCTTCCTGAAGGGCTTTGCAGAGCATGAGGGCGTTGGCGGCGGAGAAAGCACCCGCCGAAAAGTCAAGACCGGCATCGGCGGCAGGCTTTTTCTCTGCCATCTTCGCATAGATTTCGATGTCGGTTGCGATACCGAGTGCGTTCGCGCCGCTCTGATAGATCACTTCCTTTTCATCGACGGACATACGATCGACATCGTATTCTTCGATGACGTCAAATGCCTTCCAGGTGGCGAGAGGGACTTCGAATTTCTTGCGCTCGCCGTTGCCCGGCTGATTGCGCTCGCGACGCTCGATCTTTTTGGCCTTGGTTTTGCCAGCGAGCCAGAAGATACCCTTTTCATTGTTTTCGATACGCATGGCCTGCGTAACTGTTGGGCGAAGGCGATTGCCTTCCTTCTGATAAATATGCATCGCGCGGTTGGCGTACTGCGTCGTGTTCCAGTTAGGAGAGTTCTGCGACATGTTGATCTCCGATGTTGAAGGGAAACACCGGGGAGGAGAGGCCGCAGCTGCTCGCGGGTCCGGTCAAAGCCGGAGAGGCCGCGAGCTTTGCAGGTCCGCCCTGTGCTGATCTCGACGATAGAACAGGGCAAGTTCGGTCAACTTAGCGCGACGGAAACAAGCGATTGTACGCTTCGTCGTACCGCTTGCGCAGACCTTCATCGAACCGCTTCTTTGGATCTTCATGATCGCGATTGCGTGGATCAATGCGCGGATCGCTGTCGAGCTTTTTCAGATCATCAGCAGTGAGCGCACCTTCGCCGCCGCCCTGACCTTCGACACGGATCCCGTTTTCAGAAAGGCGACCAGAGAGAGCACGGAGGAGAACGTTGCCAGCCGCCGTATCAGTCATGCCGAGAAGCATGGCGCTGACATCGTTTTTCAACGTTTCCGGCACATCCTTCAGCTGATTGATCAGCCCCTTGGCAAAAGTCTCGCTTGCGACAAGCGCCTCTTGCGTTGCACGTTGATCCATTCCGGTTGCAGACTGGAATGTCTTCAGCTCCGACGCGGGATCAAAAGGTGCAGCCAATACGCCTTGCTCGACGAGAGGCGAATAGACATCGGAAATGAAGCCTGCAAATTGCTCCTGGCTGAGACCGTGCTTGTGCGCTGCATTGCGAGCAGAAGCAAAGGCAGGATCCTGCGCGATGTCGCCGAAGAACGGCTTCAGATTGTCGCCGGGTTCGAACGAGTACATGTCTGGTTTTTCCGGCGCGGCAGGCATTTTGGAGAGCTTGTCACGCATACCACCGAAACGGGTATTGAGATCAGTATAACCCGTGAGCAGTTTGCCGAGTGTCTCGTCGGCATTGGAACCGGCAAATTCGGACGGCAGTCCTTGTGGTGCGGACCATCCGCCATCGCCGTTGTTTCCATCACCATTTCCGCCGCCGCCACCGTCAGCGTTGAAAACAGGCCGATATCGCAGAAGAAGGTTTCTCATTTCACGCTTTCCTTTCAGATGTCACGAGGCTGGACAGCCTCTTGATTGCCAATGCCGATCTGCCTGGCAATTTCGTGCGCTACCGCATTCTGGCCTTCACGGAAGGCACCAAATACAGCCATCGATGCCGGATCGAGGCCGAGGGCGGCGAAATAGACGGTGCGGCGCAAAGTGGTATCGAACAGGCGCTCGAGGGCTTTCCGGCCATCGGGACTATCGGCAAAGCGAGCCCATGCGGCAGCAATGGCTTTCGCATCTCCATCTTCCTTGGCTTGCTGGACGCCGAGCTTTTCACGAGTGGCATCGTCGACCTGCTTAAACCAATCCCAACCGCTGCCCGCTGCGCCCTCGATGATGTTCTGAAAATCTTGTGGCTGCATTATCCTGCCGCCCCTAATGCTGCTGTTGCTGCGCCTGCCATTGCAGGATCAGCGCCAAGAGCGGCAGCACCTGCCGCTACTGCCGCCGCATTCTGATCCTGCTTATCCATTGCTTCACGTTCTTCGGAGGTGACGATGTACGTTGCCGGCACACCAAGCTGGCGACCAATATCGGAGAGTGCGTCCTCCAGCTTGGCTACGCGAACCGCGCGCTGCTGAAGGATCATGATGACCATCTGAAGCCACTGGACGATTTTTTCGATCCGCTGTGCTTCACGTGCCATGGCGAGCGGCGACTTGATCTTGACGCGGATCAGCAACTGGTCGATCGGGATCTCGTTCGATATCAGGCCGCGATTGTATGCGAGCTCGATAACGCGTTTGACTGCCGGAATGGTAATTTCCTTGATCAATCGGCCATATGCGCCAAGATGATCGGAGGCGAGGCGCTTGACGCGCTCGAGAATTTCGGTGGCGGATCTGACAGCCCCGCCATCGGGCGGCAGAGATTGATCCATCATTGTAGCTTTCACGGACATACGCATGTCCTGAAGCACCATATTCGACAGATCGAGGCGCGGATCTGGAAAGCGATTGATGGATGGGCCAAGCGTTCCGCCGTTGCGAGCAACTTTCCAGAACACGCCCGGCTCGATCGGCGCCAGATCCGGATTGAACACGCCGTCATCGACAGCCGTATATATGCCGAGCATCGCAATTGCTGCCGCCTGAAGCTGAAGGCGGGCGGTCGTATTCAAGGTCTTGATAGTCGGCATGGCAAGCATAACCGGACCACGGCCATAGGTTTCGCCAGGCACGCGGAAATAGCGCGGGATCAGCCAGGGACATGTGCGGCTTTCCGTCTGGTAGATGATGCTTTCCTGTTTCTGGCACCACACCAGCATGTTCCAGCGTTTGCGCTTCCGGTCGTAAACGGTATCGACGAAAACCTCGATCTCGTCTTCCGGGTGCGTGCGGTGGATTTCCTTCAGGTCATATCCGAAGCTGCCTTCAGGCCATGTGTCGAAGAGAACGCGAACCGACATCTTGCGCGTCCAGAAGATCGCGGCAATTTTGTTGTTCGGCCCTTGCTCGATCAGCAGTTCGTCGATCGATACCGATATCGGCTCCCAAAGGAGCTCCGGATCCTGTGTCGGGTTCATCAGGATTGCGCCGGTTCCGGCAGACAGATCCAGCGCCATTTCATGAAACGCCATATCCCAATCACCGTCATCGAAAAACGCCTGCGCAACAGCGCTGATCGGGCCAAGTGCAGCCGTCATAGCCTCGCGCTCTTTCACGTCCATGACGATCGGACCGGGCTCTAGCTCAAAATTCTCTTCACCTGCGGGCCAGAAATCCTGCTGCACCTTGCCTGCAAAACGAAAGGCGCTGTCGATCGCTGTATGATCGAACACCTGATCGACACGCTTTTCGCCGGTGCCTGTGTCTCGGGTGGATTTTCGAAAGGGGATAGCAAACTGATAGGCTTCGTCCATGAGAGGCTGAAAGCTGTCCCGCTCCTTTTTCGCCGAGTTCCGGCGACTTTTCAGCTTGCTTGTTTCGAACATTATGCCTGCCCGAATTTGGAGTTACCGCCAGCCGTATCGGTTAGGAAGGTCAGCATGCGACTGCCGGTTTTGCGCCCGGTTTTCCCCGCCGCAGCCTGGTCGGTTTCAGCCTGCTGTGCTGCAAGGTTCGCAAGCGTCTGTCGCTGCTGCGCTTCCGCCTGCTGTTTCTGAAGGTCTGCGCCCTTGTTGGATCCAAGTAGGTTTGGCATGCCAGATCTCTCCGCGCTCTGTGTTTTCCACGAAACGAAAGCCGACAAGCCGCGCGATGCGGCTGCCAGCCTTGGAGGTGCAGAGCACCACGATTTCAGGGTAAGAGCGGGAAGCTAGCGTCAACCGGATCTGACGGACGAGAAAATTCATATGCTTCGCGGCCTCAGGCCGGACATTGAACCACGGCTCTGCGCCGTTCTCGATCGGATAAAGGCCGAAAACGCCGATCAGCTTTCCATCGGCACGAAGGGAAAAGGTTTCTCCCGAGGACCACATTTCACGTACAACAGCCCAATGAAGCTGTGTGCGTGATCCTGATAGCTCTGCCATATCGAAAATGGTGGCAGGGGATTCGACCTCATATTTCATCGGCGACCAACCTTATGAGGATCAAAACCGCCGCGAGATCCAGAACCCCATGGTCCTTTTCCGCCAGCGGAACGATTTCCAGAAAAGCGATTGCCCTGTTTTTCCTGATCTGCCGCCCCACGAATAACGCCAGCTCGGCCCCGATAACCAAGGATGAGATACTGAAGGGCGTCCTGTACGTCTGACCATGGATGCGTTTTTTCTGGTAGCTCTTCAAATTCTGTCGAGGCAGTTTCCTTTCTCCGCTTGAAACGGTATTTTCCGTCGAAGCCTTCCAACAGATACGGACATTTTTCCGGACAGATGATTAATTCGCTATCCGGTTCATGATAACCGCGGAGTTCCGTTTTCACAGCATCGAGGCGCATTCCGAGTTCATTTGAACCACTTGCCGGAATGAGCACGGGTAGGCCGAGGATAATGGCGATGGTATCCAAAGCCGCCAATTGCCCGCCCTCGCGATCTCCGCCATATTCTGCGGCGGGATCACACCAGATCCGAACAGTCCCGGCGTTGCCGTAGTCTTTTTCCAGCTTGCGGAGCAGACCTTCTGCAAATCGCGCAGCGCCAACGCCATGATCGATGTAAAGCTCATCGATGACGGCAATCCGCCCCGAGCCTTTGACTTGGCCAAAAACAGCGGCGGGATTGAGCGTATTTGTAGAAACGTCGATGCCGATGCCAAGCGTTAGCTTTGGCTCAAAATCGATCCGAAATCGTGCAACGTGGATCGACCTATTGTATTTTTCAAAGACAGGTTTGCCGTGGCGGGAATAGCCGAATTCATTGTCCACCATGCGCTTGACGAAGTGTTCGTCCTGGTTGCGGATGATGCGGGAATAATAATCGGCTTCAAGATTGAACAGATTTTCGGCCTGTTCGGAACGTCCAGACGGCTGACGGAACAAGTAACGATCATCCGTAACCTTCTTAACGAAAACCTTATACACCCAGTTATCAACGGTTGGTGCGTTCAAGTCTCCGATCACAAAACGCTGGCGCTGCCCGGAAATGATCTGATGGCCCAGCTGTTCGCCAAGTTCTTCGAGCTCTAGAACGGTGAGCAGGATATTCGCCGATGGATAGCGCCCGACGCGCTGCTCAAGATCGTCGAGCGAGCCATCAGCATGCGTATCCGCTTCATTGAGCCAGCCGCCTGAATATTCGCGGCCTTTCATCAGCGTTTCGATAGAGTTTTCGCCGAGGCCTGCAAATTCGGTAATGACCTCGATCCGGATCCCGTCAGCACCCATAAAGCGCAGGGTATGCGTTACCGGGCGATCATTGCCACCAGCCCATTTCGAGCCGGGGAAGTTTTTCGGAAACCATTGCTTCCAGCTTTCCAAAACCGTCTTTTCCGCCGATCGAAAGGTATCGCGCAGGACTATCCATCGACACATGCGCGTTGGCTTGCCATCTTCCGGGTGCCACGCCACCGGTGCCAATGTGGCAGCCATGATGCGACGGAAGGCACAGAGCGTTGTTTTGCCGCCGCCTAACGGCCCCATGATGAAGGTTGTCAGGTAAGTGGAGTTGAGAAAGGCCTCTCCAACTGGGCCGGGTGGCGTGTAATTGAACGGATCGAAGTCGCCGACAATCTCAAGTTTGCCGACGAGCTTGCGGACCTCCTCCTCGCTGAAAAGTTTGATGTCGTCGCGACTGACAATATCCGCAATGTGTTGGGCCATCAGAACACCTTTCCGGATAGGGCGCATGTCGGCGCGCGCGACAGCGCATGCGCGCCGACCCAAAGCAAGTCGCCAAGCAGACTAAGCCGAAGGCGTAGACTGCGCGGCGTCCGCTTATCCTTTCCTTCCCCAAATACGATGAAGCTTTTTCCCCCGACCCCTCGGGGGGCGAGGACGGTCGCGGCGCATTTTGCCACCCGCACCCCCGCCCCAAGGCGAGGCAAAACGCTCGCGGCCAAAGAACCAGCCCCGAGGCTGAACTGCCAAAATAGGGATCGGTGCGCGCAAGCGTACCCCTGGTAGGGGGGAGGGGGGCCGTCTTCGGGGAAGGCCCGGCGAGCCGTGCCCGGTTCACTGCCGCTGGCAGGCCGCGCCGCGCTGGCGTTGCGTTGGGAAAAAAGTCCGATCGGGCAAAACATGCCGGTCCCCTCAAAACGACCGGTGCTAAGTAGATGATACCGTATCATCTGCTTTATTGAGTAACGTGTTGCAATCATTTGCTTTTCTTTTCCGTCCGACCTTGCGCCGTCCGATCTTCACTTTGCGTTGCTGCTAAGTCATTGATTTTATTAGGCGTGGCGTCGATCATCGGGCGACCGACCGTCAGACCTTTTTGAGCCGCGACCTGCCGCGCCTGGTCTATCTGGTTAGTGCCGGAATTGATGACCAGCATCGGCAGACGCTCATCCTCGACCACAACACGCACCGGCGCTTTGCCATGCAGGTATGGTGCGAGATCGCGGGCGCAGGCCATCTGCTCTTTCACGATGTCGATCAGCGCTGGCACGGCATAGGCCACGCCTTTGCCCAGCGCCTTCAGGGTCCGCTCGTGCTCGGCGAAGAAGGCTTGCAACGCCACAGGGTCCGCAGACATGAATTCCGCCTGCATTTGCAGCGGATCCTTGAAGCCCTGCGCCTCATACCACGCCTGAAAATCCTTGGTTTTGCGGTTTCCCGCGCCCTTTGGCCTGCCGCGCCCGCGCTGTGCCGCCTTGTCCGCGTCGTGACGCTCGAGCGACGAGGCCGCGTCGGAGCGCCAATCGAGCCCCGTATCTTCACCATTTCCGATTATTTTATTCTCTGTCATCGTTCACGCTGTCTAATGACTGTCTAGCTTCTGTCTAAAGATGATTATTCAATTAAATCAGTCACTTATTCTTATATTTAGACACTTAGACAATTAGACATATAAATATCCTCATGCGTATGCGTATGTACGTGCATTATGAGGGTTTCGCTGTCTAACTGTCTAAGTGTCTAATTCTCCTGCTAACTGTCTGTTATTACTGCGCTATGTCGATTAGACACCCATTAGACAATTAGACAGTTTTTCATGGCGCAGTGCTCGTTATGCGTTAGGCTACAACAAGCCAAAAACCGTCAACCGCGCTGTTTTCAGCACGCCAAGGGGTGGGGGTTCGGGTTTCGCTCCTGAAAATTGGACAAACTGGCGGATCGGTGCCGCCTATGGTTGCGACGATCACCGCTTCTGCCACTCCTCAAATTTGTTGAGATCGACGAAACAGCACCGCACCTGCCGCCCTGCCACAGTGACGCGATTGTCGACCCTGCCGCCGCCTACATCAATCTTGGCATGCACGATGCCCGGCTCGCCGCGCCTGAAGGCATAATTCCAGCTGCCTTGTGTTCCGCTCGAAAATGGCGTTCCGGTAAGCGCCTTTGCCAGAATGCGGCTCTGGTTCGGAATACAGAGCATCGGCTGCGCTTTGGTGCCATGGAGGCCGAGATCGATAGCGGCCAGTTTGTCGCGCGTATGGTTGAAATCCTGCTGTCGATCTTCGCGAAGAAGCTCGAGCTCCTGCGCCACAGTGCGACGTTGACCACCGGTGAAATTGTCGATCACAGAGGTGAGGATCGCGCCGAGGCATTGTTCCCACGTGGCAGATTTGCCCTCGAGCTCGGGCAGCTTGTCCGCTGCAAGCCATTGGCCCCACAGAGACAGATCGTCGTAAGGCAGGCCGAGCGCCTTCAGCCCTTCATCGCCGAGCATGGTGTGAGCGACAGCTAGAAACGTACCGAAAGTCTTTTGACCACGGCTGTCATGACCATGCTCGCGCAGAATGTTGGAATAGTCCTCGAGGTGATAATGCAGCTTGTCCCATCCATCTGCCAGGACGCGCAGCAAACGAGGCCCGACAGTCTCGGCGGCAGGAAGAACCGGCGCTTTGTTGCTGGTCGCCTTCAGCGGTAGCAGCTGGATAATCGCAAGGCGGGTCAGGGAGGCCGGAGGCAATGGCGGCGGGTTGATGCCCGAAAAGAAGAATGTCGATTGTGCCTGAAACTCGACGCCCTTGTGGTTTTGACCGCCACGGATGCGAACCGAGCCACTCGCTGCGTCGCGGGCCATCTTGATAACACGCTGCGCCTGGTCTTGCCCGTCTTCGCCCTCGAGCTCGTCGATGGCGATCGGTACGCTGTCATGTCCGACCAGCTGATAAAGACCGGCTTCCGACGCATTTGTCGTCGATACCATCATCCTGCCGAGGATCGCCTTCAGCAGACCAAACTTGCCGGTGAGCTCCGATTTACCCGTACCGGCATCGCCGACGATAAACAGAGAAGGGCGCCAATCGAGCGCACCGCCGAGCATGGCAACGCCGATAGATCCGAGCATAAGAATAGCATCGACATCACCGCGATCCATATTCCAGGTGCGTAGGATCTTCACGACTTCCGTCGCCGGATTGTCCTCCGGCTGAACCGGGTCCGCCCAGGGCGACATTGATCCCGGCCTGCGCACATAAAGATAGTCGCCATATTCGCCGGTATCTTCGATCTGGCCGTCGATCCACATGTGATCGCCGCAATGCAGCAAGAGCTTGCCCTGACTGTCGCGCCACGCGCCGCGACCGCGCACCATGTCCGTTGAGGACCATGCGCCGCGCTGGCGGCAGGCTGCGAATAGGGCACGGCGGACCATTTCAGACTTGAAGCCGGTAACTTTGGCGCTCTTGTCGAAAGATGGGAAAGCCCAATCGAGCCATTCCTCATGACCGGCGAACAATTTTTGCAGACGCTCGACACCGAGTGCGCCGTCGCCGGAATTGAAAACCTGCCCCATTGTGTCGACGAAATAGAAATGTTCGCCGTCATAGCCGAGTGGACGCACCGGGCAGTTGTAGGGCAGATAGCCTGTCGCATCGGTGAAGCCGTCTTCCAGCCACTCACCCGGCTTGATCCCATCGAGGGGCTTGCCGCGCTCCGGATATTTTTCGGCCTGGCGTTTTTCCGCGAGCTTCACACGATTGACGGCTCCGCCGATCAAGCCGCCTGTTTTACGGATGCCCGCTTCATTTTCCTGTTGCATCGAAAAAATTTTTCCCCAGGACCGGAAAGAGGCTGAAAAACCCCTTTCCGGTTGACTTTTGACCGGTCAATTTCAGTTTTGCTTTTTCGTCTTGGACGATTTGGACGGCTTCACGTCGTCTACGCTTGCGGAATTATCAGTTTCATCGCCTGTGGAGGCGTCAACGCCATCATCCGTTTGTGATGACGTGACATCATCAGCGGATAATTCAGCCTGCTGTGCAGATGGGTCTTCTGCTTCATATCCGTCAGCCGCATTTCCGTCGCCAGTCGCTTCGCCTGCTTCAGCCTCCAGCGGCGATACCAATTCTGAAGGATGTTCAGCCGTTCCTTCAGGGGACGATGAAATGGCCTGTTCGTCCGCCTCGCGTCCGTCATCATCCAGATCATGAATTTCACCCTGTGCGTTAGAATCCGCGCCCGCCGTGCCGCTCTCTTCCGATCCAGCTTCTGAAGTTTCTTCCGCATTGGTTTCGTCCTTCTCGATGTTGCCTAAAGAGCGCGCGGCGGGTGCATCAGTGATCTTCTCGCCGATCGACGCTTTTTCCTGCTCGCTTGCGGCTACCAATTCGGCTTTCGCCTTGGCATCAGCGATCGCCTGCTCGTAGGCAGGAAGCTCATTCATGAAAATTTTCTGATGTTCATGCTGATCGCCGAGCGAGGGTTCAGGCTCGAAAATGCTGTCCTCGAGGGCGAGGGGAGCAGGCGTTGCGCGCTGTGCTTCGAAAGCAGCCTTTTCCGCAGCGTTTTGTGCCTTGCGCATTTCGAGCTCGACGCCGAGACATGTTGCGGCGAACGTGTTGAACGCTACCTGGCGGGCGAGGGGCAGATCCGTGAACAGCGGAGCCTTTACATCGTCCTGGACAATAACGCCGCTGATAACGCCATAACGCCAAAGCTGCTCGCCGATCGACGCGGTGCGCGCCGTGTATTCGGCCAGCAACAGAACTTCCGTCTCTTCTGCTTCAGGGTTTCGACTGCCGCCATACCAATCGAAGCTGCTCGCATGCAGGTCGCTTGTTTCATCAGACAGGATCTCGAAAGCACGGAATGCGGCGACGTGCGCGACGGCACCGCCATATTCCACGGCATTGATTTTCAGTATATCGGCCATCACCAGCCACTCCTTATTGCATCGTTGACGTCCTTCCCCCATTCAGCCGGCATAGAGATAACCTCGACCGGCTTCCTGAAGCTCTTGATGCGGGCGACTGCTCGATCGAACAGCGCCTGCGCTTGAGGTTTCCCCCAATCGTTGTCTTTGAAAATGATCCAGCTGGAGACAGCCGGATGGTCTGGCACAGTGAGCAGGCCGGAGAGACTACCTGCCGACCACATGCGCAATTCCGGCTCGGAAATGCCGACAGATGCTCCATCCTCGACGCCTTCGACGAGGCCGCAAATTCCCTTGACGCCTTCCTTCGCAGCATCTTCCGCCGATAAGCCGCTAGGGCCATTGGTCAGACGGATGACGAGGCCGGAAGTTTCTGGAAACATAAGCTTGGATTTTTCGACATCGGCCTTGCCGGATCCATCGGGGCGCAGAAATGTGTAGTGACAGGCACCGATGCGGCCAACGACATCGACCATGGCGGAAACGAGCGCCGGGATCTTCGGGCGGCTCTCTTCCATCCAATACTCGCAGTCTGGACGATAGCGCAGCGAGCGCCCAAGGTTCGGCACTTTGGAAAGGTCGATGTTGCGGGACTTGAAGTAGGCTTCCACCGGTGTTTCGAGGATCTGTTCGCTACAGCTGAAGAAGAACTTGCGCGCCCGCTCGATCGAGGCCTCGCGACGCTTCAAATCATTAGCTTCAGCTGCCTTCCGCTTGGCAGACGCTTCAGCGCTTAACTGCTCGCGCCGTTCGGACGACATGGATTTCAAACCATATCGATCCTCGATCCATTCCAGCGCATCCATGCGGCTTTCATCATCGACCGTTCCCTTCAGGCCGAAGGCTACCAGGTCGATTGCATCACCTTTTTCACCGGAAACGAAATCCTTCCATGCACCGCGCCGGTTGCCCTGAAGCCAAACGACCATCTGGTCAGGCTGAGACTTTACCCTGAAGCGATTGCGCACATTCCAGAGGTTTCGACGTTTGTGTTTGCGATTGGCCTGAAGGAGCTCCTCGATAATGTTATCGAGATCTTCGAGTACCCGATCCTTGGCTACGGAAAATCGGCTCATATCAATAGTCCTCGACAAATACGCGCTCGAGCTCGGCAATCGCTTCGTCGAAGGCGCGATTGTCGCGGCGATCCTCGACGCGCTTCAGGAGCTTGGAAACATTTTGCTTGGTGCAGCCGCAGACATGGGCCGTCAGCGGCTGCGACATTCCGCACGTCGTGACAAGCAGATAAATTTCGACAGAGCGCCGATCCATTTCACGGACCTTGCTGGCAGAAAGAGCAAGGCGAACGCCCTTTAATGCAATGCTTGCTGCGCGGCGCTGATAATCCATGTCAGATATCTCCGACCAGGCTGAACATATTCTCGGAGGCTCTGCGCTTCTGCTCGATCGTACGGAGAGCAAAGCGCAGATCCTTGATGTGGCGCGGGAAACAGCGCCCGCTCTTGCACATGCGGAAATAGCTGCTGTTTGAGATGCCAGCGGCGTCGCACAAATCCCGGCGCGTGATGTGCAGCCGGATCCGCGTCTGCTCTATGCGCTGAAGCGCAAATCGCTGATCAGGACGGTAAGGCTTCCGTTGATTTTCCATATCGATCTTCCAAAGGGTCTTGAAACAGCGCCGGTACAACGGACAAATCCGGCTTGCTTGGCGGGCTAAATAAGCCGCCCTGTCATGCGAAATTCTTCTTCGCGGAGTTTTCGATCCTCGCGGAACTTGCGCAGATCCTCGATCGTCGCTGGCTGCTCGCCTTCAGCTATCGTGACGGCAACAACTCCATCGCCGGAGGCGTAGTCGTCGATGACTGAGCCATTCCAGCCGCGAAACGTTGCTTCGCGGTTCAGGTCGTCGAGGATCGATTGATGAAAGGCGGTGTTCTGTGCCAGATCTTCAGGCCGTCTGTCGGCGATGCTGATTAGGATCGCGGTCATTGCTTGCCCCCGCGCCGAGACTCGATGCAAAGTAGTCTGCCTATCCAGCGAAAGAGATTAGCTATGCCGGTGAAAATTGAGACGCTTTCGGAAACAACGTCTGACGACGATGTTTTGATTTCTGCGCTTTTGCTTGCATTGGCCTTAAGGAAATCCGGCGAGGACGCTTCTTCCGCTTCGGTTCTAGCGGTTGCTGAAAGGCTCAAATCGCTTGGAGAGGGACTACTGGCTCGGCTGTTGCTGGACCGGCTTCCAGCGTTGGCAGAAGAGTTCGACGATTTGATCGGTATCTCTGACAGGCTTTTGGAAGGCTTATCTGCTCTCAAAAAATGATCACCGCCGCTCTTCTCGACGGCTTGGACAGCGCTTCTTAATGCTAGTGCCACGACCCGCCGCTCGCTCCCGCGAATGATCGGTTTGGGAGGATTTATGCATGCGAGCGAGGCAAACGCGGCACCTAGTTCCTCGCGAACGATTTCACGGATGCGCTTTTCGTCAATGTTGCTCATTGCTCGCTCCCCTCAAACTTTTCAGGGAAGATGGAACGTATGACGGCTGTAGTCGCAGCCTGAAGCTTCGCACCTTTGCGCAAACCCGAATAAATCGTTCTTTCTGGAATGTGCGCGCGCCTTGCGAGCTCTGATCGAGCCATCCCCCGCTCTTCGCGCCATTCATCAACAATTTTCCAAGTCAGCTTCATCACACTCTTCCCTTGTTGCTAATTTCATGAAAAGAGTGATTTGCGTGACTTAGTCAAGTGACGAGTGAAGAATTTATTAGTGACGGTATCCACCATATGTTTTGCGTTGTGGAAAATATTCGTCGCCAACAACTGGACTGGATTGACTTCATCCTTCGAGCAAAAGGATGGAAGGTGGCCGAATTGGCGCGCCGGACAAAGGTCAATGCCTCTACCTTCGCCAAGTTTCGGAATGATCCGGAGAACAAGGCGCAGCTAGAGCCTTCCACGATCATGTTGATTGAGGAAGCCACCGGTATAAAGGCTTACGAACAGGCGTTGCATGGCAAACCGAGAGGGTTAGCCGATGTCGAGAGCGCTCGGTATGAAGCCGAGCCGCTGAACGTGGTCAATCCGGCAGTGCGCGCGATAACAGGCGAAAGAAATGGAATAGATCCATGGGTGCTGAAATCTCGTTGCCTTGAGGTGGCCGGTTATTTGCCTGGGGACGTTCTTCTAGTTGATTTGAATAGCCGTCCGAACGTCGGTGACGTTGTTTGTGCACAGGTTTATGACCGAAATGGCAGGGCGGAAACCGTGTTTCGGATATTTGAGGATCCTTTTTTGGTCGCCGCAACTATGGAGCGATCCCTATTCAAGCCGCTATTGGTGGATAATGATCGAGTGGTAATCAGAGGCGTTGTAATCGCCTCCTTCAGAGAACGTCGGGTCGCCTAGTAAACATACCAGCCGCCAGTTTGAATAAAGCGGAACCGATCACGGCAGCAAATCCCGGGAAAAAAACGATGGCGCATAACAACCAGTGCCAACCCCATCCATAATATGCGCCGTATCCTCCGATGACAGCGATGACTATCGTCCCTATCGGACCTGATGCAAACATGATGATGACCCCGAGTACGGGAACCCACCATCCTTTCCAGCCGAACCAAACTTCAGCGCCTTCAAAAAAGGCAAGGAGATAAAAGGCGGAAACCGCCAACGCTATCGCAAAGACTGCTAGCTTTCCGAGGCTTTGTAGAAGACGCTGGATAGTCATAGGCGATCGATTCCTCTATTTTTCACAGCTTTGCGCATTCTCTGGTGAAGGAGAAGAGCAGAAAAGTGTGAAAATCCGAGGCGCTTCACTTCATGCATTTCATCAAAATCCATGAATTCATGAATTCATGCTTGTAAAAACGTGAAAATGATGACAACTCTAACGACATGTGATTTGCACAGGAGGCAATCAGATGTCTTTGGCAGACAAGGTCGTCGGAATTGGCGAGCTCTCCGCAGCGCTCGGACGTTCCGAAGCTTGGATTAAGCGGAAATGGCTGGAACTCCATATGCTGGAAGGCATGCCGCGCAAGATCGCGACAGGCTGGATCTGGCCGCGCGGCGCCATGGAGCGCTGGATCGAAGAGCAGGGCATGTTTGCTACGGAAGCATCCGCTTCACATGTCGCGCCTGCGGACCCGGCAATGGAAAATGTGATTTTGCTTGAAAAAAGCGCTCTGCGTGAACGCTATTCACGGAGCGCAGCACGATGAAGCCCCTCTCTGAAAACCCTGCCATTCTCGATCCAAAGCACGCACTGTCACGTTCGGAACGTCAGGCTTTGCTGGCGATCGCTCGATTTCGGAGCCAGCGCCAGATGATCAGCGGTAGATGGTTGATCGGTAACAAGCGGTTCGAAGCTGCCACGATCGACGGTTTGCTCCGCTCTGATCTGGTGAAGCGCGAGCGCGTCGGGCTGGACCTGACGCTCGGCGGCAAGCTCGTCCACGACAAGATTTCGGGGCCGCGCCATGGATCACGATAAAGCTGCCGAAAACATCGACGATATCTTCGATCGTGGCGACCGGCTTTTGCTGGCGCTGATCGAGAACGTGCGCGAGCGCAAGCAGATCTTCCGCGACATGATCGGGCGCAGCCCTCTCATTACGCCACGAGCACCGGAGCGCAGCGGCGATGCATGAAACTTTTGCATTTGGGATGGCATGCGGTGTTTTCACAATGATCGCGGGACTGATCATTGCCGCCCTTTTTAGCCCTCCTACGAAATAGCCAGGCGCACGTACCCCCAACCGCTCTCTAGCGTGTGACTGGCAAGCCCGACTACGCCCCATAGTCGGCAATCTGGCTCCGGCGGCCTGTGTAATGAGTAGCCGCCGGAGCATTTTCTCCAACCAGCAGAGTAACGAGTATGAAAATTAAGAACGTCATTTGGCGTGATGGACGCCCGCGCTTTGAACCGGGTCCGACGCTACGCGAGCAAGGTTTCAAGGGTGAAGATCTACGCCATTCTGATGGCCGGTGGTTCACGGCGGGCGAGGCGCTGGACTGGTCGCAGGATTTCCAGAAAAACCGCGCGAGATTAGCCCAAGAGAAGCGCCTTCAGGTTCAGGCAGCGGCACGGAAGATCATTCCTGAAAAGCCAAAGGGCGGATATTCGATCAGTCAGCTTTTCGAGGATTTTCTGAAAAGTCCTGCGGTGCGGGAACTACGGCCAGCCACGAAGGTGGACTATCGCAAGAAAGCCCGCGTCATAGAGTATCACGATGCGGATCTGTGGGCGGCAGAAGTGGCGTCGCTCGACCAGTCGATCTGCTTTGGGCTTTATGAGGACCTATGGCAGAAGCGCGGCGCACCAACTGCGCGCGCTACACTAACCTTTCTCGGCATGGCCATAAAATGGGGCATGAAAAAAGGCCTTGTAAAGGGCCTGATCGCAAATCCTGCTGCGGGATTGGGAATGAAGGCTTCCAAGCCGCGCGCCAGGTTTCTCAACAAGGAAGAATTCAACAAGCTTGTCGAGACTGCTGAAGCTGAAGGCCGGTTCGATATCGCCGATATGCTTTATTGCGGCGTTTGGACAGGGCAGCGCCAGACCGATCGGCTTATCCTCAAGAGCAGTTTTATTCGAAATGGCCGTTTCATCATCCAGCAGTCGAAGACAGGCGCAATTATCAGCCCGCCGATCGCTGCCGCTTATCAGGAACGTTTGGACGCAGCTGCGAAGCGCCGTGAAGCCGCTTCCGCTCAACGCGAGGAAGGGCCGATCGACAGCCCGTATCTCCATCTGAATGAGCATACCTGGAACAAATGGAACGAGTTCACCTATCGCAATGAGTTCGCCGAGATCCGCGAGAAAGCGGCCAAGGAAATGCCGAGCGTTGCGACTGTGATGGAAAAGGACATGCGCGCCACTGCGATCACGTGGATGGCGTTGGCAGGCAACACCTTGCCGCAGATCTGCGCCGTGTCCGGACACTCGCTTAATGGCGCTCACCAGATCTTGAAGCACTATCTCGCCCTGCATCCTGACATGGCCGATACCGCCATCGGCAACATGGTCGAATGGTTTGACGCCGGGGCAAGCACCGAAATGGCGGTTGAATAGGAGGCCAGCATGCAAAAACTGAAGAGAGTAACGGATCTCGATATCGCCATCGGTCGGCGACTTCGCGAGGTACGGTGCGCAAAGCGCAAAACACAGACCGAAGTTGCAGCCGGAAGCGGCATCACCTTTCAGCAAATCCAGAAATATGAGCGCGGAGAAAACCGGATCTCGGTTTCGCGCCTGGTACGTGTCTGTGCGGCGATGGACGTTAGTCCATCCCTGTTCGTTGCCGATGTCGTGGCGCAAGCGGAGGGCGGAGCGTGACGGATTTTGCGAACATTCTCACGAAAGCGATCGAGGCGGTGGGGAAAGCGCTCACCGACGCGGACGGCAAGGTAGGTCCGTTCGACAGTCAGGACTATTCCGCATGGCGAAATCGGCAGCGCGAGGCCGAAGCCGAAGTCGTACAGTTTCTCACAGAGAATTACGACGCCAAGTTCAAGCGCAGTCCGTCGCATGACAGCATGGTTCGACTGCTCGGGATCCGTGCGAGCTCGACGAGCGGCACAACGAGCGCGCTTAGAAATTGGATGACGGCAGCCAAGAAGCGCATTGCGACTGAAGGAGGGGCCGACAATGACGCTGACTGACGAACAATGGCAGGAGTATTTACAGGCCGAGGAGAGAGCTCGAAAGGTTCTTCGCCCTGGCGATCGTATAGTTTTCACCAGTTGCCCCGGCACGAAGCGCCATGGCGTTTTTCAGGGCTGGTACGGTCGCACCATCTGCATCCGGACACGCGACGATATCTCCCCGCGCAGCATCAGCAAGGTGAATGGCTATCCGGTGGACTTCACGAAACCAGCTGAAGAGGAAGGGTGTCTTTGTCCCGGTTTGAACCGAGGCAATTTTTATTGATCGGTTCGTGCTGTTTTACCGTTCTTCAACCGCCACCGGTTAACCATAATGACGTGATAGGAGTTATCTATGGCTGACACATCGATTGAATGGACAGATGCGACGTGGAACCCGGTTGCGGGCTGTACCATTTTGACAGCCGGATGCACGAATTGCTATGCGATGCGCATGGCAGCCCGGCTTGAGGCAATGGGCGTCGAGAAGTATGTCGGTACGACGCGAAAGTCGGGCGGACGGGCAAAATGGACAGGGAAAATCGTTCTTGACGATAACGCCTTGAGTATTCCAGAGACGTGGGCGAAGCCGCGTCGCGTTTTCGTCAACTCGATGTCTGATCTGTTCCATTCAGATGTGCCGAAGGAGTTTATCCAGAAAGTTTGGGATGTAATGTCGCGTACGCGTCGCCATACGTACCAGATATTAACGAAACGGCCCGACAGGATGGCCGAGATACTTCAGGGCAACCGCTTTAAAATCCTGCCCAATGTTTGGTTAGGAACGAGTGTTGAGGATAGCCGCGTTCTTTATCGCCTTGATGAATTGCGGGCAGTTCCTGCCGCCGTTCGCTTTGTATCTTATGAGCCGCTAATCGGCTCAGTAGCGGGCGGAAGCTTGAAGGATATCCATTGGGCTATCGTTGGTGGCGAGAGTGGCCCTAATGCCCGCCCGATGGATCCTGCATGGATTGATGAGATATTCGATCAATGCACTGATGCAGATGCAGCGTTCTTCTTTAAACAGTGGGGCGGCAAAAACAAAAAAGCTACCGGACGGGTTTATCGTGAACGAACTTGGGACGAGCTTCCTCGCTTAAGTATGTGAGAAGCAATGCCTGTAGCCAGCTTCACTGCGGCTGGGCTGGTATTTGAGATCGCAAAGAAAAGCGATGCGAGTGGAGCCCCATTTTTGTGATGCAACCGAATTGGCTTCAGCACGGCACCTTTAAATGCATCGGATAATCGCTCTGCCACATACGCTTCAATTGCATCAACATCGGCAGTCCTTGCGGCCGTAACTGGATCACCGAAGAGATCGGTATTCACAGTCTCATGATCATACCAGCGATTATACCATTCTTCGGTTCCAAATAGCCTTGTAAGTGCTCTTCGCTTATCGGCGCTCAACTTTGGAGCTTGCTTGGGCGCGTTTCTGTATAGCCCAGAGAGCGGGAAAAAGTACCAACAATCCAGAGCCTGGGTTTCGCCGATCGCAGCCACCGTTTTCCAATCTACTTCCATCCCGTACGGGTCTAAAAACACTACACCGCGAATTCCGCGTCCAATAGTTTTCGGTCCACGCCAATGAATGTTTTTGCATAAGCGTTGCACCAACTCGTTTGCATCGCCATTTTTGAGGATTACACGCCTTTCCGGAAATTCGGCCTTCAGTTGTTCAAGGGCGTTGTAACGGTTCGGGTCGCGCTCAATTAACACCAGTGTGTTGAGTGGTGGATCAACCTCCAGTGCAAGGCGGGCCGAGCCGGGAGAAGTCACTTCATCAGGCTCGCTGAATTCCGAACCGAGTAGGGGGAGTGCTGGACGAACCTCAGTCCTCTCCCCGGATCCAGCAAAGGCATCGATATAGATGCACGCAAATTCCTGCTGGCGTAGGGCAATGGAGAATGCTGTCAAATACTCTTTGAGGCATTGGAGTTTGGTTTCCGTATGCTGACCACCGAAAAAGTGCCCTGCCAT